ATAGTAAAGCCAGCAAGAGTACCAGCACCATAAACTGTAATAGCCTGACTAGTAGCAGGTGATGGATACAGTCTTAGTGAATAGTCACCTAACCTATACCAGTATTTTGCGGCTCCTACGGCATCTGATTCAAAGGATGGAGAATACGCCCTCAGTGTAGGTTCAGAGCAGTGTATGAGGCTTGTAGTGCCTGCTACGACCGTTAATGGAAACCACAACTTATTGGCATCGTTCTGCACAGTAATAGTTGGAGGAGGAGTAAATGTTGGCGTAGGTACATATGCAGCATCACATACAACATCAGATAGATTTACAATTGGATTACTCTGAGTGATAGTTGCTTTTGCTGGCACATAGATACACGTTCGGCAACATTCATTTACTGCTTCATTGATATAAGCAATGATTGTCTGTGGAGTAAATACCTGTGCTGTTCCTGAACCATTTCCTACTTCACCTAAAGACGAATCATAAGATTCATTCAATAGGCGTATAGTCTCATTATATAGAGCAAGGGCAGTAGCCATTAAACTGTTCTCCTGCCATATGTTGCAGCATAGGATTCAACTTGTCCAATGCGTTCATTAAATTCTGTTTTGAAGATAGCAAGGACATCAGCGTCCTTCATTTGCATTGCTCTTTTGTAAAGGGTCCCATATACAAGGCAGTCGTGGGAGACATCAGGTAACGGACACTCATGAGAATCTGCAAGAGCAACTGGCGCACCATTAATATCGTATTGCCAAATACTACCGGGTTGGCAGTACCCTTCAATCATTATTCCATTAGTTAAAGCATCTGTGGGTGCAGGTTTAAAACCTAAACGATTCATACCCATAAGGATACAAGCGTCTAGTTGCACTCCGGTATTCATTCGATAAACATCTACTTTACGGTCTGCGTAATCTAGCAGTTTTATCCGTTCGTAAGTATTGTCATCTTTAAGGAGGAATACTCCCCTAATACGATACATATCAGGGGAGCAGTACTCGGCTTGATTGGCTACAAGGTCAAGATATCTCCGACCAAATAGACAGTCTGTTTTACGTGCTATCTCATTGGCAGTCTCAATGATTAGGTATTCCAAACCGAATGGGTCAAGGTCTTGTTTACCACCAAAATGGTGGAGACCAACCATACGAACCTTCTGTTTGATTTCGCCTAGATTCATTGAGACCTACCTATTAGAAAGACACGCCCATTGCGCCTTCACGTCCAACTTGCAGTGCGGCAACCTTGATTTCAAATGTACCTGCACCAGTACCGCCAGTTACAGCAGTAGCAGCAACCTGCAACTGCATAACTCGGTTATTTGTCAACACTGGTACAAATTTAAATGTAGTTCCATTAGTTGCAACCGACATAGCCACTGCTGGTGTAAGTGCTACTGAGTTCTTAAGACTTCGCTTTGCAAGTGTATCTGCGTTGGCTGTAGTAGCCGACACACCAACTTGAACAATGCTATGAGTACCAGTACCAGCACCACTAAATGTGATTGCAGTACCACCCAGTACTTCCGAAACAGTACACGATGTTGTAGATGTAACACTAACAACAAAGTATGTCTTGTTATACGTAATTTCTGGAGGCAATACACCTGTTGAAACAAACTGTACAGGAGTACCTACTTCATAAGCAGCAGTAAATGTACCAGTAACGGCAGTACTTGCACCAGCAAATGTAACTGCTGGCTGTGCATCTCCAACAATTTGAAATGTTGCACCAGTAAGTCCAGTTCCAGCCCACGCTCGGTTCTGTACTACTACCTTAAGAAACATCAACTGATTCTGTCCGTTAAGACCAGAAATCAATGGTTGTGCAAAAGGTCCTGCAACATCAGCCTGCGCTCCCAAACGAGTAGCATCTGCAAGTATTTCATTGAACTGTACATATGGGTCAGATACAACTACATTCCCAGCGGATGTAGTAGCACCTTGTGCGTACACAACCGATAGGCGGTCTGCACTAGCAGTACCACTACTTGCCGTAAAAAATTTGAACGAGGATTTAGGGTCACGTGCCATTTTTTTATTCCTTTCCTTAATTAAGCGATTGCTTCAACCTTAAGCCGACCCAATGCACGAGTATGAGGAATCCACAAACCAATTCCCCAGTCGAAGACTACGTTGTGCATAATGCCATTCTCTTTCGAAAGACCTAGGTAAGTAGGCTTGAATGGACCAGACTGCCATCCCTCAACATATCCCTTGCCATAACGTACAGCATAGATATGAGTGGACTTGTTAGCAACAGGACCAGAAAGAGTATTGGCAATAACTGGAGTACTACCGTCAGACTTACGTCCTACGGTACGAATCGTTGCAGCCTTATACTTCTCAACTGGACGGTCGAAGGAATCTTGCGTGACATCAAAGCCAGCACCGATACCCATTGTACGAATTGCAAATTCAATCTGACGCTTTGCAAATTCGTTCATGTAAAGAACTACGCCGTTACCATCAGGAGCGTTCATGTTATCGAACAATTCCTGAATTGCGGAGAACATTCCGTTAGCCAATGCTGCCGTAATAGCACCAGACTTAAGGGTTGCTTGAGTCGTTGCAACAGTAATGTCCATTTCCGAAGGAATGTCATAGTCTGCAAAGTTATCAAGGCGATAGCCCATACCCGGAAAACAGTCTACGTTACCTGTAACCGGGTTGTTATTAATGAGTTTGTCATTAAAGTCATAGGCAAAACCTTCAAGGAAGATTTGGACCTGTGCTTCAATTGGGTCAATAATATTAGTTGGCTGGTTAAGCAGTACTTGGTCAACAAGAATCTTGTTGCGAACAAGGTACATCTGCTCTTCGTAAGACTTTGGTCGACCCTTGACTGCAACAGGCTCACCGTTAACGGTTGACCAGTTTGGTCCGGGAATACCAGAGTTCAGATAACGAACGCCGATTTGCTTAAGAGATGGAGACGTGTAGAGTGGGATGTCCTTAAGAGCATTCCACGTCTGATGAAGAGATTTAGTGATTTCCTTGACGAGCGGGTCGTTGCTGATTGCCGCTTGGTCAGCCAAGGTCAAAGCACCGTTAAAGTCGATTGCCATATTCGTGACCTTTCATTACCGTTTATCGGTTTGTTATTCCCATCAACTGACTTAGTGAGGACCTAGCCCCACCATAGGACTGTTGATTGCCACTAACCACTGGACGTGCAGAACTTGCTTGAGACTGCGGAGTTGGAGTACGTTGACCGTGTGCAACCTGCTTCGCAACTTCTGAACGAAGTGATTGAGTGAGCCTACCTACGTGTTCATGCACCATTTGTGCTGCTTTAGTTGGTTCATTACCAGCACTAATAAGGGCATCAACGAGAGAGGCAGCCTCTTTAGCCAGTGGGTATTGTTCCATTGCAGTTGTACGCTCTTGATGAATCATAAACTGACTCACCTCAGCCATCGCCTGTTGGTAACGGAACTGCGTCAACTCTGCTTCTAGTTGCAACTTTGCAGTTGCAGGGTCTACAAGGTCCTGTTGTTCTAGTTCACGATATCGATTGACAATCTGTTGTTCTTCCATCTGCTGCTGTTGCTGTTGCAACGCGTGTTGCACATCAGCAGCGGAATTGTAACCTTGTTGTTCAAACTGACTGATTACATCAGCCCATTTGTCAAGTCGGTCAGAATAACCTCTTGCCCTATCGTTAACTTCCCTGAACCTATCGTAAGGGATAGGACCGGGGTTATACGCATCTTCACTGGTTGGCTCCGACAAATACCCGAAGGATTCGTCGATTGTAGATTGCTCTACAGGGACATCAGCACCATCGTTAACGCCTGCTGTGCTATAGACTTCGGGGTCGGCGGAATCCCTAATCGTGTCCATAATGGCGTTACCAACGCCATATACGTCTGACGCACCCGCTGATGAATCGGGTGTCTGTATCATCATCTCGTCTGACAAATTTATCGTACTCCTTTATTTACTCATTGCCAATAGTTGGCGATTGGTTTTGCATTATTTGATTTCGCAAATTCTCTTTGGAAACTTCAACAATACTCTTTGCTGCATCGTTCTCCTGAGTAAGGCGAGAACGCTCACGCATCTTCTCAATGTCAGCAATCTTCTTCGCCTCAATTTGGGCTTGACTCTTCTGAACATCAAGTTGTGTTTGCATCTGGGCTGCTTCAGGGTCAAACTTCTGACTCTTCTGCGTTTCCATTTGCTGTGCTTGAGCCATTTGCTCTTGCATCATTTGTGCCTGTTGTGCCATAGCCTGTTCCTGCATATTCAAGTGGTTAAGAATCTTTGCAGTCTCTGGTAGTGTCAACATACTGACAACAAGTTTATTAGTCGCTGGGTCTTGTGGGTCACCGAACAATCCCATCTGTCGCATAGCAATGACCTTCTGTAGTTTCTGGTCAGGGCTATCTTCTTGAGTGGACCCCGGTACGTAAACAATTCTGTACTGACCGCCATTGCGGATATGCTCAAAACTGATTACACCTTGCTCAAGTTGTTGCATTGGATTTGCTTGCTCATCAACATTACCAATGAACGGTGCTACACCAAATTCTTCAACAAGTGCTATTTCCCATTCTTTAATTCGTGCTGCTGATATTTCAATGTCAGCACGAACATAACTATGCTGGGTGTTATCTGCCCTTTGAAGGAGTGTTACTGCTTCGGCTGGTGTACCAGCAGGTGCTTGACCTTGAGACACATCATGCAATCCAGCAATATCCATCATGTCTTTCTCAAGGAATTGAAGAAGAGGGAATAGGTCTCCACCAATGCCCGGCGCACGAGAAACTACTGGTGGCTGTGAACCTAGATTGTAGTAAATCTTTTTGTATGTACGAGTCTCGTCTAGGTAGTCATCGCCAGTGTGATTAAACGCATCAGCACCTATGTTAGATAACCTTTGAACCATAACGTAATCACGCTGTTGTTCAAACTGCTCAAGCATACGTGAGTAAACACGATTGTAAGTTTGCTGTAATGAACAGAGGTCGAATCCTAGGGAGTGTCCATATGGAGTACCACTACGTGGTTGCCATCGAAGTGGGATAAATGGAAACTCATCCTTCTTCTTATATAGCCACGGTCCAGCATGAAGCAGAACAGTATTAGTACTAACTATATATCGCCCAGATGGATACTCTTGTGACGGCTTTTCCCAATATTCATAAACAACTGATGCACGTTTACGGGAATCACTTTGTGCAAGACGAGCAGTAGATGGAGGAGTCCATCCATTACCAGAACCATTACCACCTTCAAGGTAAGCATCAATATAAGATGCATTGTTACCCATAAGTGCGTCAGGTGAAACTAACTTACCAACGTCACCATAGTTATCTACAAACCACGAGAGCGGTTTAGCAGCCGCATGAATAAGCCACCTAACATCTGCATCTCGTTTGGCAGTTGGGTCAAGGAATATATCGAATGCTGGAAGAATTTCTTCCTTGACATCGCCGATTTCAATATTCTCATAACCAGTAACTTCTCCAGTATCTGGAGAAAAATAAGGCATAATTTGTTGACCACGGGCATCCCAGTAAATCTTTAGATAAGAAGTCCCACAAACACAAGCCCATCGAACACGCTCTTTCAACTGCGTCTCACGACTAAACTTGCGGTTGTAGTGACCACAGATATGATTGGCTTCTTCTGATGCTAGTAGGTCACGTTGGTTCTGTGAAAGGGGAACTGCTCTTGCGTCCGGACCAACCTGCGTCAACTTACCTACAACACCATCAATCAATGGACGCATCTTATTAACTGTAATGTAGCGGTTAGCCTCATTAGGGTTTTGTAAGTTAATCAGATTACGTGTTTGGCTACTAATGGTAAACCACTGCCGACCTTCAAAGAAGGCAATAGCCATAGCCCATTCAAGTTCCATCTCACGTCTAGCACGATAGGCTAATTCAAACTGTTCTTTTACAAATCGAGTTACTTTAAGTTTTTCTTCACTCGATGCATCTGGTTGAACTTTCCACTCATTAGCATCGTGGTCAATAGTAAGGTTTGTATCTTCACTAACAGTTTGTGCATTAGTAAGTTTCTCACTTCCGGGGATACCAGAAACAAGACGCTTCTCCATTGCCATTACTTTAGGTTCACCTTGTTTAGACAACCGTTCGGCAATCTGTGCTGCGAAACCTTGCATAACATTCATGCCTTGAGTATTTTTATCTCTACTCTTAAATAACGGTCTTCTCATTAGATGTACTTATCCTTGTTGTCATAAGGCTTTTTGATGGTGATTCCCCTTCGTATACAGTGTAGTTCATACGAGATGTATAGACACGTTGCAATTATTGGGAATACTATTAGACTGATATATACGTAATTCATATTATATATATTTCCCCTTACCATATGAATCAT